CGGGCCTGTAAATCCGGGTCGTACCACACATTAGTCATGTCGTTTTGGGGCCCCTTAAGATAGTGAAGGGGGTCGTTTACCGGAATTGCTTGCCGGTTCAACCGCTTACCATAACACTGAAAGGAGTTGCCAGATGGTGAGAAGATGTCGAGCAGTACGGCGGCGGGGTGACCCCGAAGCTAACGCTTCGGATCACTTTGCTACCGCGCATGCCCGGCGTTCATCGCCGTCGTTGGGTGGCTCCCTACGGTCAGGAAGTGGTTGCTTAGCATCGCTAAGAGGGGTACTTAATCGTGCCTAATCAAAGCGAAATCCAGTGGGCTCACCTACTGAAGAAACAAGGTGAGGGCCCCCGGTTCCAGAACCTTAGCACGGACGGCGAGATATCCATAGGAATTTCCTTCTACCTCGGTACGGTAAGTATGCACCAACGTTTACCTGCTAAACTTTTGCAGCTAGACGTTACTGGTGTTTGCTTTCCGACTGAGTCGAGGGCGAAACCGAAGGTTGTCTTTACCGCCTATGTTGGGGTTTTGGGATCGGGTACGTCGGTGCAGACATTTTCGTTGCCATGGCCTACGACGCGGGCGAAACTTCGAAAGAAGAAGCTCACGTTGTGTTTCGTGGACATGACGGACGTCTACACCCCTGCTTTCTTTTCCAAGAAAATTGGGAAGAAAGTCTCGGAGTACCTTCAGCAATTTGGTACTCGGGCAACTAAGAAGAACGCTCTTTCTCAAGCTCGCCCCTTGAGGCCGACGCCGGAAATTAAGTCAGAGGCGGTTCGTCGGGGATCCCACGCCTGGAATGTCGCTTATAACGACACTGCCCAGGCGTACGAATCCTATCGACGGACTTATACCTCTGTCCGAACTCCAAACTTCGGCTCTCTTAAAGTAAGAGGGCAGCTGCCGGTAAATCCGCACAGCGTAAGCTTGAAACGTGTCGTAAATGGTCAGGCAATTCGCTTTGCTCAGGGTTACACAGGTGGAGTTCCATCTGCGTCCTGGGCGAATGAATGGAATTTGACGACCTTCTTCATTAGTGCATTGACGCCCATACCTAGTGACCCGGCACATCGCCAGGTTACACTCGACAAGGCCATCACGCGGTTGATTGCAGCTGCGCAGAGTAACATATCTGCGTATCTGGCCCAAGACATAGCGCAATTTGGACAACTTACGAGGCTTGTTGGCAATACTGCCACTCGCCTTTTGGGAAGTTACATGGCGCTAAAGAAACGGGACTTCAGAAGTGCTGTAGGATTCTTGCTTGGTGGTACCTCCTATGGGAGAATCAGGCGCGGTTCTAAAACCGCCTTGGTTTATCAGCGATCTGGCCGGAAACTGAGCGCGTCGCGGACTTTAGCCGAAAATTGGCTTGAGTTGCAATACGCTTGGAAACCGTTACTAGAGGACATCCATGGGAGCGTCCAGTCTATCTCTGCATATATGCAGAAGGACCGGAGTGTTCGAGTGGTACGAGGGTCTGCAAACGAAGTGCTGACGGTGGCGAACACGTACGCGGGTCAATTCGGAGGCACTATCGGGCGAGGGGAAACCCTTACTCGACATCGTGCGCGAGTTGGCATTCGGTACAAAGTGGACGATCACCTAAAGGCATTTCTGGCGCAGACAGGTTTTACAAACCCACTCAACCTCGCGTGGGAAATCCTTCCGTTTAGCTTCGTGGTTGACTGGCTCCTGCCGATTGGACCATACCTTGAGACTTTATCGTCTTGGGATGGTCTAGTTCTAATCGACGGGTACCAAACTCAATTCACTCGGCAGACGGTTTCGATCGAAATTAGTGGTTTTGACAATTCCGGAGCACCTCCAACGTACACACAGCGGAAGCTCTATGGCAACTATTCTCGGGATTGGGTAATCCTAAATCGCTCGAAGCTTACAAGCTTCCCGCGGTTGGGACCGCCCACCGTTAAGAATCCGTTGTCCGTGAGTCACGCTCTGAGCGCGTTGTCTTTGCTTCGGGTAGCGTTTAAAACGCCTTACCACTAGGGGTTTTCGGTCATAATCTCTTTCTTAAAAGGAGTTGAACATGGCAGCACCTGCCAATGTTCTCTTATCCACCATCCTGGCCGCAACGGAGAGTACAACCTCCGCGACCGTGGGGGTGGATAAGACGTTTGCCCCCGAGGCGAAAATCGCTCCGGGTGTCCAACGGTGGGTAGAGCGCAGTAGCGGTATCGCTGTGCACTTTCCCGACCTCACGTTGTCAGTCCGGCCGCCTACCAAGGCGTCCAGGGTTTACCGCGTGACGGCAAAAATGTCCTCGCCAACACCGGAGACGGTCGGCAATGCCTACAACGGGATAACCCCGGGGCCGGCAGCTGCTTATCATCTTCGGTGCGCGATGGAGTGGATGTTACCGGAGCGTTCCACCTTGGCTGAACGAACTGCGTTTTTCAGCCTTGTGCGGAGTATGTTCGCTACGACCATCCAGGCTTCGGACGCTGCTCCCTCTGATGCAACGGGGAGCCCGCTATCCGGCGCCGTACTGAACTTCGACGCCCCCTGGTAATTCTCGGGGTCTCGATACCGACTACCCCGTAAGGGGTGTAGGTTTGTCAGTTAATCCATGGAGGACACTATGCAATCTGAGATGCGTAGAAGCAAACCGAGCAAGTTGAACTACGCTCGGAAGTTCCGTGTGGCACCCGGTATTACTACCGGCGCAATTCTAGACTACCTCGAAGCCTTGGATTGTCCTCGAGCTCTTACAGTTGCGATCCTCTTCAGAAATGGAGAGCATGCGCAACTCGCGGAGCTTAAGGTTGATCCGCTGCACTACCGAAAGGTGGCGCAGTTTAGGGACGCTTACGCGGCCACGAAGTTCTTGTCTAAGTACTCTGGTTTAAAAACCGGTCTTGACTTGGACGAAGTGGCTATGCTGAAGTTTGAGAAATTCGAACTTCAGTGTAAGCGTACGAATCGTCTCTTCAGATGTCTTGCGCGGCATCCCGGATATTCTGGGCCCGCCGTGTGGTTGCATAATGCAATCACGCGAAAAATCGCAAGTGTTCTTGGAGACGTGGATGTCGAGGTGATCTACAGTGCAGCCAATTGGGGGCCTGGCGCAACTACGCTGATAAAAAGGCGTGATGCCAGCTCTACAATGAAATTCCAAAATGAAATTGGAATAACACGAGACCTGTACGGCTTGTTGCCTGATATGCTCCTTTCTGAGGTTTACCCTCGGTGGGCGCAGCGTCTCTGGGAGGCCGGATATCCAGCCTTTCAGATCGGCAATAAAGTTATCACTGTCGCGAAGGATGCAACCGAAAATCGAGTCATTGCCATAGAACCAGGATTGAATTGCTGGTTCCAACTTGGTATTGGCTCGGCTATTAGGCGGCGTCTGAAGCGTGTTGGAATCGACTTGCACGACCAGTCGAGGAATCAACAACTTGCGCTTTACGGGTCTAAGACCGGTAGAGTTGCAACTGTTGATTTTTCCTCTGCAAGTGATAGTATCGCGGTTGAAGCCGTTCGGGAGCTGTTTGTTCATGCTCCCGAGTGGTTTCGATTGATGGATGCTAGTCGAAGCCAATTCGGTCAACAAGGGTCCGGTTGGAGATTATGGGAGAAGTTCTCTTCCATGGGAAATGGTTTTACATTCCCACTCCAATCGCTGGTGTTTTACGCGATAGCTGTTTGTTGCGTTGAGTACCTCGGACTAGGGAGCGAAAGCTCTCTGGTATCCGTGTACGGTGATGATGTCATTATCCCCGTACAAGCCCTTGCGCTCTTCCATACCATGAGTGAGTTCTACGGCTTTACCATGAACGTTAAGAAGACGCATCATGCGTCACCGTTCCGGGAAAGCTGTGGTTCCCATTACATGGGCGGCCATGACGTGAAGCCCTTCTTCCTAAAGGAGGAATTAACGGACTGTTTATCGGTTTACCGGCTGGCGAACGGTGTACGGCGCCTTAGTCGCAGGGGGTCCAATGGACTCTTCTGTGACGACAGGTTTCGTAAACTGTTTCTCTCGCTTAAGGAAAGTGTCCCGCGTGTACTTCGTTACGCGATCACTGACTCCCTTGGCGATGGGGGCTTTATCGAGAACTTCGATGAGGCCCGACCAGTTAGGGCGGGAACGAGGCCTAAGACCTTACAGGTCGAAGGTTACTTTGTCCAGCACCTAGTAACTGTAGCGAAAGCTACAGAGTCCGGAGAGATAGGCCTGCTCTTGGCCCGTCTTAGGGATCTGTCGTGGCGAGAGCTATCTAATAAGGTAGCACTCAGAGGCCGAACTGAGCTACGTGAAACTCGTAGCTTAGTCCATCAGTGGAACGATCTGGGCCCTTGGGCCTAGGTTGTTCCAGGTTACTCCTTGGGTAAATTATCCTGGGATTCCGACTCTCCTTTCTAAGAGATGACTTCGGTGGAGGACTTTCGTCCTTAATGAGGGT